TGGATAAGAGTGGGAAGCCAATCTATCAGGTATCGACAATGACCGGCGCATTGAAGCAGATCCCGGAGCTTGCAAAGGCTCTGGTTGATGCGGAGAAAGCGCTGGCAAAAGATTTTGATACAGACGAAAAGGCAAGGGGTAGTGCGCAGAGGGCTATCGGAGAGGATCTTTAATAAGAAATGGACGTAATAATTCCAGTAAATAAGTATCAGACACAGATTACACAGGAACTGCTTGACCAATACCCCGAGGATGTGCGTGAGCAGTTCATGGATTTCATTGATACTGTTCCTCTTTTGAAATGGATGATAGGGGAGAGACCGAGGGCGAAGGATTTACCGAGAGATGATAGGGGAAGGATAATCGTCGATATCACGCATCCTCATATCCTGGAGGATATGGATTATTTCCGTCCTGCGGCGTTGTTCTACAAAGAAAATGGTTGTTATTCTCTCTTAAAACCAAATGCTAATCCCAATAGCGAATATGGGAAATGGTTTCGAGAGGAAGTGAGGAGATGCCGAGAAGGGTACGTTCGCGAGTCGGACGGAGAGTGGGTTACTGGGCAGATGTATTGGTATCTCAACTACTGCCCGATTATGCTTAACCGCCTTGCGCCGGGGTCTGATATCTATGTCCGAGTTGAGGAATTTCCAGACTTCTGGGAGGGTATCTACTATCGTTTTCATTATCTCGATCAGGCACGTCATGCTGGAAAACACTGTATGGAATTGGCAAGGCGCGGAGCCTCCAAATCATACTCCTTGTCGAGCATTATGTCGCATAACCTTATTCTCGGAGAGAATAGCGCTGCGTCAAAGCGCGTGACAACCGTTTTAACGGCAAATACAAAAGAATATCTTTCTGATAAGGATGGAACGTTCACGAAGTTTTCTCCGATGATTGACTTCTGTGCTGCCAATACCGAGTTCCCGAGGCTAATGTTAAAACGTTCTCCGTCAGAGATGATTTGGAGAATGGGATACAAAAACGCCAACGGGAATGAGATGGGGTCACTCAACTCCGTGATGGGGCTTTCCGTGAAGGATGATGAGGGCAAGATTCGTGGTAAGCGTGGATGGATCCTATTTGAAGAGATGGGCAATTATGTTCGTTTCAAAGAGGTATGGGATAACGTCCGCGACTCTGTAAAAGAAGGGAGCCGTGTTTTCAGCATCTTATTTGCCGTTGGTACGGCTGGTGATGACGCGTCTGACTTCGCCGGGGTGAAGACGATTCTGTATAATCCCGGAGCCTACGAGGTGTATGCCCTTGATAATGTCTATGACAAGATTGGGAAGGGGACATCCAAGTTTGCATATTTCTTCCCGTCATATATATCCCGTGCCGGATGTATGGATAAGGATGGAAACTCCGATGTCGTTGCGGCATTGTTGGAAATCCTTATGGAACGTTGGATGGTGAAGCAGGGCGGGGATGCAGCGTCCTTGCTATCCCGTATCGCGCAGATGCCTATTACTCCGGCAGAGGCAATCCTGAAAGTCAAATCGAACTTTTTCCCTGTTGTAGCCCTGAATGAAAGGTTACGGCAACTTGATACCGATCCGAGGGCTTATGATGACGTATATGTCGGGACTCTCGTTATGGGGAATAACGGCGTTGTGGAATTCAAGGCGACGAATGACACTCCGCTTCACGAATGGAAAGTAGATAACACCGCAGAAGGGGCACTGGAGATATTCACGATGCCTCAATCCGGAACGATCCCAAACAACAGGTACATCATAGGGCATGATCCGGTTGATAATGATCAGGCTGAATCGTCGTCTTTCTCTTCAACGATAGTATTTGACCTGTTTACTGATGAGATAGTTGCTGAATACACCGGGCGAAGATCCTTCGCGGAAGACAACTTTGAAATGCTTCGTCTGCTTGGATTATTTTATAATGCGACGATATGCTATGAATCCAATCGGAAAGGATGTTACTCTTATTTCTCCCGTATGCGTTCTACGTGGATGCTCGCAGACTGCCCTGAATACCTTCGTGACAGGCAGCTTGTGAAGTATTCGATGTTCGGCAGCTCTGTAAAAGGAATCAGTGTCAATGCCGCCCTCATCGGATATGCGAATGACCTTATCCGGGATTGGCTCAATAAGACCTATCCTGTTGAAGTAAAAGATGAGAAGGGCGAGACGCATATAGAGCAGATTCCGCAGTTATACAAAATCCGCAACAGGGCTTTGTTGCAGGAACTTATTGGATATGGCCCGGAGGTCAATACTGACCGTGTTCGTGCTTTGGACCAGGTGATGCTTTACAGGGAGCATTTTATCATCATGTATGGCGGGTCTCCGAGTGCAAATAACCAAGAGGTTAAGGTTGATTCCGACGATGATTTTTTCGATCGGGACTGGAACCGACACGTCAAATCTCTTGGCCCAAATTATCAATCCGATTTGAACTTATAAACGCTCCGTTTAGCGTCGTGAAACCGGGCAAATTTATCAATAGATTTGTCCGGTAAATTGTATATTATGATTGAGAACATAGAATATCCGAGGCAGACACTTCCCGCCAAATCAAAGGGGGAGAAGTGGCGCAGATCGTGCGTAGACTGGGCTTCGAATCATACGTGTTTTAGTGATCCTGCGGTGAGGAGAGATGTCGTGAGAATGAAGATCAACTATGACCTTCTTAACGGCGTTATTCACATGGAGGATCTTGCAGCTATTCTTAATCCGGGGAACCTCTCGACGCTGTTTCTTCCTGATAAGATTCAGCATTATCCTATCATCAACTCGAAGATAAACACTCTTCGGGGCGAGGAGGCTGCAAGGGCTTTCGACTGGAGGGTAATCGTCACGAATCCTTATGCCGTATCGCAGATAGAGGAAGAGAAGAAGCGTCAGTTTGACGATGCGGTGAAGCAGATTGTCGAGAATCCCGACCTCAATGATGAGCAGGCTGGACAGCAGGCGCAGGAGACGTCGCAGTTCTTCGACTATACCTGGCAGGATCTGCGTGAACTTCGTGCGAACGAACTCCTGAAACACTACTCCAAAGAGCAAAACTTCCGGCAGAAATTCAACGATGGGTTCGTGGACGCTGCGACCTGTTCCGTTGAGGCTTATCAGTGTGGTATCGTTGGTGGAGAACCGGTGCTTGTGAGGTTGAATCCTATTAAGCTCCGTATCTATCAGAACGGATACTCGAACCATATCGAGGATGCTGATATCATCATTTATGAAGATTACTGGTCTCCGGGAAGAATCGTGGACACGTACTACGACGAGCTATCTCCGAAGGATGTCAAGTGGCTGTCCGACGAGGTGCCGATGAATGGGAGATATGGAACTCCTATCGGTGCCGCCGGGAACTACGACGAAGCGTTCCAGTTCAATACCGGGACGACGATAATGGGAGAAGAGGGGGTCGTTTTCGAAGACCCTACGGATATCGGATATGGATTCAACGGCTTCTCTTCCGTGATGGCTGGCGTTGGATCTTCTATCCTCCCGTATGACACGGCAGGGAATGTCCGCGTCCTTCACGTCTGGTGGAAGTCCAAGAGGAAAATCCAGATGGTCGAGTCCTTTGATCCCATGACCGGAGAAAAGAACTACGATTTCTATCCTGAGACTTATATCGCTGATGAGGATGCCGGAGAGAAGGCAACCGCGCTGTGGATAAACGAAGCCTGGGAAGGGACGAAGATCGGGGAGGATATCTATGTCGGTATCCGTCCTTGTCTTGTCCAGCATAACTCGCTGTCGAATCCGTCGAAATGTCATTTCGGGATTGTCGGCACAATCTATAATGTCAACGAGTCGCTCCCGTACTCGCTCGTGGATATGATGAAGCCGTACAACTATATGTACGACGCCATTCACGCGAAGCTCGTAGACCTCATCGCGACGAACTGGGGGAAGATTCTGGAGATGGATCTCGCCCTGAAGCCGAAGAACTGGAAAGTTGAGAAGTGGATGTACTTCGCCCGTGCCAATAAGGTTCTCATCAAGGACTCGTTCAACGAGGGGAATGTCGGGGCTGCAACCGGCAAGCTCGCGGGTGGATTGAATAATGCCACGAAGGGTTACATCGATGCAGACTGGGGCAACTCCATACAGAACTATATCAATCTCCTCCAGTGGACGAAGGACTCTATGTCCGATCTTGTCGGTATCAATAGGCAGAGGGAAGGGAATACGTATAGTCGCGAGACTGTCGGCGGCATAGAAAGAGCCGTATTGCAGTCATCATATATCACCGACTGGCTCTTTCAGCAGCATGATGATACCAAGCAGAGAGTTCTCACTGCGTTCCTCGACGAATGCAAGGGCGCATTGAGGGGGCGTAGCAAGAAGTTCCAGTATATCCTCTCCGATGGGACGAGAAAGATCATGGAAGTCCCCGGTGACGAATTCTGCGAGTGCGATTATGGTGTCATCGTAGACAACTCTGATGATACGAAGAAGTTCAATGCGCAGATTGATTCAATCGCTCAAGCTGCGGCGCAGAATAGTTATCACGTATCTACCCTTATCAAGCTCTACTCGTCCGCGTCTATCCAGGAGAAGATCCGGATGATTGAAAGGGATGAGAAGCAGATGCAACAGCAGCAGGAGCAGGCACAGCAGCAACAGTTCCAGCTCGAACAGCAGAAGATTCAAGCTGAACAGCAGATGCTCGCCACGAAGATGCAGCAGGAAGACCTCCTCAACCAGAGGGATAATCAGACGAAGATCGATGTCGCGGAGATCAACTCTCGCGCAGAGTACCTGCGGCTCGGTATTTATGAGGAGCAGAATAACGAGGAGATTCTCCGTGAGAAACTTCAGATTGAACGCGACAAGCTCGCCGAAGACATTCGTCAGTTTGACGCAGAATTAAGGCAGAAAGATGACGAGCTGAAGGTCAAGAAAGAGATCGAGATGAAGAAGATTGCGGCGAATAACAATAAAAAGAAGTAAGATATGGGACACTTTTCAAATGAAGACATACAGGAGATAGTACAGCGTCTTGCCACATTCGGGAAGAAGGATACGGAGTTTGAAACGGCTTCGACTCCTTCTGACGACGATATTGTTGCTATCGTACAGGACTTCGAAAACAAGAAGATTACCCTTGCAAACATTCGGGAGTATTTCGGGGCTCCATATCTAAAACTCGCCGGAGGAACGATGTCTGGGGCAATCAATATGGGAAGTAATAAAATCACCAATCTTTCAGCTCCGAGTGCAAATGCGGATGCCACAAACAAGAAATATGTTGATGATGCTGACAATAATCTTGATTCTGCGATAGACGAGGTTGACGATAAGGTGGGCTCAATTCAGGCGAAGATTCCATCCGCCGCATCGTCTGACAATCAACTTGCGGACAGGGCTTGGGTGAAGGCTGTCAACGACCTTGCGAACTACTACCTCAAGTCTGAGACCTACACCAAGTCCGCGGTTGACCAGAAGATCAGCACGGAGAGTGCGACGTTCCAGGGGAACTATGATACTTGGTCGGATGTGCCTGACTCTTATCATGACTATCCATCCCGCCCCAATAACAATGACTATATGGTTGTGCGAGATGCAAGTGGGTATGCTCCAGAATGGTCAGATGAAGAAAGTTACAGCACTGGTGATATAGTTATTTATCCTTTACCTGGGACGGATTACGAATTATACAAAGCACTATCAGACATTGTGTATTCTGGTGAGCCGCTACCGTCTCCCGAGAGTGATTCTACCCACTGGGAGCTCGTCACAAACAATCCGAACTATAAAGGCACTTGGAGGTTTAAGTATATCGGAAACTGGAATACCAAGTTTGGATGGCACCCCGAATATCAAATCAATGAGGAACCCCTGACCCCAGAACAGCTCGCTGCCATCAACTCTGGTATTACTTCAACGAAGGTAGGTAAACTTGATGACCTCCCTACGAACAGCGAGTTGCAGAATACCTATATGCCCAAATCCGGTGGCACGTTCACAGAAACAGTTTATTTTGAGGCCGGAGAAGCCGACCTGTATATGGAGGGGAATGCTATTGATATGCAGAGGGGTTCGTCTCCATACAGTCGTGGGAAGATCGTAGGTCTCGGCGACCCGACGGAAAACTACGATGCGTCCACGAAGAAGTACGTCGACGATTCCGTTTCCGGCAAAGAGAATACATCTAACAAAGTTTCCACAATTATCGGGAATGAAAGTTCTACGATCAAATACACAAGCGCAAAGGCTGTTGCAGATGCCTTAGATAAGAAATTTGCAAAACCCGATTATAAGCATGACGAGGTTTATGCAAAAATACAGAATGGTTATGATCTCACCACATCGGCAAGTTTCCTCGTTTCGGTTAATAGTTCTACTGGATATTATCCAACCGTTTTCAGTATAATTATTGATCCTAATAATAATGGGCAAAATTCTAAAATATATAGACTAAATGGAGACCTGTCAGTTTCATTCAAAATAGTCGAACATCAAATTCTTGATGACGACACTTGGGAGACTGATGGATATTACATTTATGCCTATGGCTCTGATTATTCATTCAGTTTTATCAATCTTGATGGAACATTTGTTACTGTACTTGAGTCCGAAGATTTCCCCGATGGTCGGTTTGTCGATGTATTGACACTACAAGTTAATGACTACCAAGACAAACTCGTCTCCGGCACGAACATCAAGACCATCAACAGCACTTCTCTCTTGGGTAGCGGCGACATCCAGATAAGCGCAGACACCTCCGACTGTGTGAAATTCGGCGAGACGATTAACGCCTACAATTACTATCTGAAGATTGACGGAGATGGAGTTCCGTTCTCTCTGATGCTTGTCGTGACGCTGGATGATACAACATCGGAGTACCTCGTCCGTGGAGACAACCAAGGCGTTACAATCGTCAAGATGGATGGGTTCGACGCATTCAACGAGATGCTGCGAATCGACGATGACTTATACTATCCCATCGCCCTCTGTCACGAAGACTCCATTGGCGTCACACCTATCCTCCTCTCCGGCACTATGCCGACCATCGCGGACTTGGCATCCGCGAGCGGTGAGGAGAAGGAGATTAAGAGTTTTCAGATTGGCAAGGAACTCCCTTCTGGCGGTACTGCCGGTCAGGTGTTGACCAAGACTGCAAGTGCTACGGTTTGGAGCGATGTACCGACTGAGGTGTTCTGGGCGACTTATGGGACAACTACGGCTTCAGAAATAGCCACGGCCCTATCGGATGGGAAAGAAGTGCGGTGCAAATACGGGAATTTCGTCTATATCCTGCTTGACCAAAATCCGGCGTATTACGGGTTCTCATCCATTGCGAATGCCGTATCAAGGGTTCTGTATTGCTACACAAGCGATTCGAGTTGGGGAAACGGAGCATCCACACTTGAAAATACATCCAACAAAGTCTCCACCATCTCCGGCAACGAGACAAACACGACAAAGTACCCCAACACCAAGGCGGTGTACGACTTCTCGGCAAAGTACGGCATCATCTCCCAGACGCAGACGTGGAGTGGAAGCGATAGCCAGCCGAGGACTTACGTTATGTCAGACCAGGTATGGGGCGCAATCCCGCAGGCGAACATCGACTTGTTTGAAGCGGCAGGGGCTACGTTCAACGCCGTGACGGGGTACTTTGAACTCAACGGGCTGACGGATATAAGTTATGAGGAAATGAAAGTTATTGAGCGTTATAAAGGGCTGTTTGACGCGGTATCACGTGTTGGTGGCTCTGGGTGCTTTAGGGGACTTTCATCATCACTCCGAACAACGACACGATTCAACAATGTGTCTGCCGTGAATTTAGGATACGGATTCTTCGGGAATGGCGAAATTGAAGTAATTGGAGCCGACGACTTCACCCTAAGCGGTGTGGGTAGTGCGTTTATGTCTTGCCCCAAATTAAAGGGATTCGCTGGTGTGATAAAATTTAATTCTTCCGTCACGAACACGTCTAATGTCTTTGCGGGGGCTTATTCGCTCCAAGACGTTCAAATATCTGGTCTTAATGCGAATATATCATTCGCAAATTCACCGAATTTATCAAAAGACTCTCTGCTCTATATGATTAACAACGCAAGCACGACAGCATTCACCATCACCCTTCACGCGACCGTCTACGCCAAGTGCCAGAGCGGTGGCGACTGGTATAGCGAAGTGTCGGCGGCATTGAGCGTGCACACAAACATTACGTTGGCATCGGCATAGGAGCAATACAGTATGAACACAAGACAAGCGACAACGGGCAACTGGCTCACGCAGGCCAGCCTCGACAATGAAATGGACCGCATCTTCGTCAAGGAGGCGTGCGGCTACGGCGACCTCGACAACATCTTCGCCGAGTGGAGCGATGAGCAGAAGGCGGAGTGGGAGAAAGAACACCCGCAGGAAGAAGTTAACGAATAAAGATATACAACTATGGACTGGACTACAATTATTACTGGGTTGACCTCTTTTGTGGCAGGTGGTGGCATCCTCACCCTTGTCACGATTGGTGTGCAGAAGAAGAAGATGAAGGCTGGGGTCAAGAGCGACGAGATCGACAATATGCGGAAGGCGCTCGAAGATTTCTACAACCCGCTTTTGAAGGCACAAGACGACCGCATAGCGACGCAGAACGTCCGCATCGCCGAACTGGAGACCGAGGTAAAAACTCTCCGTGACGAAAAACATCAAATGGAGTTGTCTTACCAGCGGCAAATCTTCGACCTCCAGAAGCAGATCACGGAGATCACACGTGCACTCGGCATCAAGGCGAACAAGCAACTGCGAAACGTGCGCGGGCAGTTCACCGCGGAGAAGGAGGCGAAATGAAAGCGGTAGCAATCGGCGGATACACATCCGGGGAGAAGTTCATCGCGGGCTGTCTCCCGTCCGACGTATGCGTCGCCATCGACAACGGACACGGGGACCGATACCACACTATCGGCAAGTGCTCCTCCGACGGGCGCTACTACGAAGGCGAGTGGTCGCGCGTTGTCGCCCCGAAGTTGAAGAAGGCGCTGGAGGAGATGGGATTCAACGCATGGCTCGTCGTGCCGGAGAAGGACGTGGACGTACCTTTGCTCGAGAGATGCAGGCGGGCAAACGAGTATATGAAGAAGCACCCGGACAAGTATCATATCTTCCTATCGCTCCACACCAACGCCGCCGGTGACAAGTCGCTGGATAAGGACGGCTGGTGCAACTCCGCCACGGGTCTGGAGGTCTATTGCTCGACACGGACAAGCGAAGCCAGTAAGGTCTTCGCGCATAACGTCTACAAGGCTGGCGTGGAGATGGGTCTGAAGGGAAACCGCGCGGGGAACGACTACAAAACCGCGAACTTCACCGTCATCACCGACACGAAGATGCCCGCCATCCTCACGGAATCAGCCTTCCACACGAACAAGGCAGACGTGGACTATCTTCTCTCGGAGAAAGGGCAGGAGACGGTCGTTAACTACCACGTCGCGGGAGTCTGCAAGACATTCGGCATCCCGTATAGTCTTTGCGTCAAATGAGCAAGACCTCCATCATACTAACCGCCGTCCTCGCCGCAATCCTTGTGGTGGGAGCATTCATTGGTGGATGGTTTGCCGGAAAGGGCAGAAGGCAAGTTATATCGCAGAGAGATACCGTCACAACTGTCATCACCATTCGTGATACCATTACGCAGTATCAGCCGAAGTATATCACAAAAGAGGTCATCCGTAAGGAACTCGTCGAGGTGACGGACACGGTGACGATAAACGATACAACTTACATCGCCTTGCCATTTGAGCGAAGGGAGTACGCGGACTCCAACTACCGCGCCGTTGTCACCGGCTACCGCCCGGAGCTGGAGAGCATATCCGTCTATCCGAAGACGCAGATTGTCACGCAGACCATAACACAGACGATAGAGAAGAAGCCGACGCGGTTTGGAGTCGGAGTTCAAGTTGGGTTCGGTGCGTCCTATGGCTTGGTTGGGAAGAAGGTAGATGCCGGGCCATATATAGGCGTTGGAGTGTCATATAACTTCCTGCGATTTTAATGAAAGACGCTATTATCATATCGTTCCTTATTCTCGGTGTGATAGTCGGGATTCTTCTTTGTGTTACGGACTTTCATCACGACGATAACTTATACCTATAACGTTACTAACCTTATAACGTTAATTGCTAACATTATAACGTAAAAATACTAACATTATGAAAAAGATCTGTGAAAAACTCAAAGCCTTCTTCGCAAACAAGGACTACCAATTGCTGTTCCTTCTTGGGTTCGGTCTTGCGGCTCTTATTTACATTCTCATCGAACCCGTAGAGACGGTTAAATGGTGGGTTGCTATGCTTATTGGTTCGCTCCTCTCGTCTGGAGTTATCGTTGCAATCGCATTCGGAAAGAAGCAGAATAGAAAGGAGAAGAAACTTCACGCGGGAGATATTGTGTCTGGAGAACTGGGCGTGCTTCTTCTTATTCTTACGACTCTTATCAATATAAGGTAGGTTTCGATTGCTTATTTTGCGGATTTTATCAAAATAAGAAAAAATGGAGTACACAATCACACAAAATAATCTGCACCTCGTTGATTCATATAAGGTCAGCAAAAAGAAATTCGACGGAGAACTTAACCGCATAGAGGCTATCCATCCGAATAGCGATGTGTGGAAGCGCAGCCGTTGCTCAATGAAACTGGAATGGGCGACACATAACGGACTATATGCTCTATGTATTGCAAGGCCTCACACGAAAGATGTGGACTTGAACTATCCGCAGAAGTGGTATGCCAAGATCGGCTATGCTATCTGCGGGTCGTTGTTTTGGATATTCATCAAATGAAAGAAATCTTGCTATATATCTGGCAGCTCCCGCAGAATCTGCTTGGGTTGATCCTTCTCTTGTTCTACAAACGGGAGAAGGTCTACCACAGGCTTAACGGGAGGACGTTCTATCACACCTATGAAATGCCGTCTGGGATCTCTCTCGGGAATTATATTATAATGAGTGGTGTTGATTTGTCCACGGGGATGCGGCATGAATACGGGCATAGCATTCAGTCAAGATATCTTGGCTGGCTATACCTTTTCGTGATCGGCATTCCTTCGCTTTGCGGGAATTTATGGGACAGGTGGTTTCACAAGGACTGGAAGTGGAGCAAGTCGGAAAGATGGTATTACAATCAGCCCTGGGAGAAATGGGCGGATAAACTCGGCAAGGTAGACCGTCAAGCGATAATCAAATACTTGGAAGATATAGGATATTAGTATGGGGAAGTATCACAGCAAGAAGGTCTGTTATGACGGGATTTGGTTCGACTCCACGACGGAAGGAGATTATTATCTTGTTCTAAAAGAGAAAGTCAAGAATGGCGAAATATCCGACCTCCGTCTACAGGTCCCGTATGTGGTCATACCCGCCGTATATGTTGAGACGGTAAAACACCTAAAAACAAAAGACAAGATTGAAAGGCGATGTGCACAGCGTGAGACAAAGTATTTCGCGGACTTTGTGTATGTCGATAATAAGTCTGGGGAAACTGTTGTTGTTGATGTAAAGAGCGAGGCGACCATCAAGAAGGAGTCCTATATCCTCAAGAAGAAGCTGATGCTTGCATATCATGGAATTAAAATAACTGAAGTATTATGGCAAACAAGAAGAAAACCTCAAACAAGAAAGCCTCGGGTGGCGCGATCAAAAGCAGGCCGAAGCCGCAGGCGCCAAGAGCAGGCTATTTAGCAAGCGGAAGACGTTATGGCGAAGGAGGAAAAGTCGGTAAGTAAGAGAGGGTACAAGATAATGCTGATAGCATTGAAGGTTATCCCGATGCTGTTGGCGTTATGTTCTATGCTGAACATCCTTTTCGACTTCTTCGGAATTGACAGTTTCATCCTGTCGTTTATCGGAGGGATGTCGCTTCTCCCATTGGCTTTTCTCTATATAGTTGCATATGTTTTTCAGTTCTGTATCTATCATAGAATGTTTCTACATTATATTCTCGCTAATAATTTATTGACATATGCAGATTACTTCTTTGGACTGCACGTTAGCGACAGGATTCTGTTTATGGTTCACGTGTTCGTTGTCGGATTATCCTTATTCTTTATCTTATATTTTTATCGAAAAGAGAAATGTTGCAGACGATAAAACAACTCCTTCTTAAGATCGTGGATGACATCGACGCCGGCAATTCCAATATTGATGAGGATGAAGCATTACGTCTTGCGAAGACATTAAGAGAATGCGTAAGGAAGGATATGCCGATGAGTAAGTATCAGGCATATACATATCTAAATGTCAGTCGTGCGACATTTGACAATATGGTCAGGGACGGGAAGGTTCCAAGAGGAAAGAAAATCCCCGGTTTTAAGGAACTTTTCTGGCAAAAGAAAGACCTTAAGCGCGTATCAAAATAAAGTAATTCGTTACTAAGAAAATCCCCTGCTGGAACATATCTGGCGGGGGATTTAGCATTGTTGTCTTTTCGGGGAATCCAGTCATAATTTTGTTCCAAGAGTTTGCGCAACTCGAATGGTTTAACAAATTAAAAACAAAGTATTATGGCTGATTCCAACGAAATGATGGCTCGCGGTTTTACTCCGTTTGAGTCCTTTATGGTCGCAGAGAAATCCTCAAAGCGTCCTTCCGGTACAGCTGTCGCCGGTCTTGTGCTTGGTTCCGTTGGCGCCGCTCTCGGTATTGGTGCGTGGATTTTCGCGCCCGTGTTCTCTAACGCAAAGGCTAATGGCATCCGTGATCTGGCTAATGCTCAGTTCTCTGCCAATAACGCCCAGATTGCGAGTCTGGCTAGCCTTCTCGGGACGGAACGCGCCGAGCGTGTCGCTCAGGGGATTACCCTGACCCAGACGGTTAATGACACTGTTTCAGGAAGCCAGCAGAGCTCCTTGACTGCACAGCAGGCTGCTGAACTCTCGGCTGTCAATTCTGTGATGACACAGACTTATAGTGATTTTGTCACTGGTCGTGCATCCCTGAATCCGACTCCCGTGTCGCTTTACAGCGCTCCGGCTCCTTGCAGCTGCCCGGGATCTTGCGGCAACTAATCCGGACTGGCAGGGTGGATAGCCTCTGCCCTGCCTTTTTATTTCAATTATGTTTAACAAACGAAAGAAAGAGAGGCTCCTGGAGCAGATATCTATGATAAAACCAACGAGCAAATCGGCCCTCAAAAGAGAATGCCTGTATCTATGTAATCTGAATGTCGAAAAGGCAGAAAGGATGTATGACTTTCTCGTCAAGGGAATGGATAACATCCCGGACGTCGAGCCGGAACAGAAGCCGTTTCTCCAGAGTTTTGGAGAACAGGCATCCGGTGTTCTCGGCTGGCTGAGAGAGAATCAGGATATGATAGGTCAGGGTGTGGATTTCATCAAAGGCATCGTGGCTTCTCGCTCCGGGAAGGCTTTGCCTCCGGCTTCTCCTCTTCCACCAATAAACGGATAATGCGATGAATGGATATGAACTGAAATTCAATGTGTACGCCAACTCTCAGGAGGAGGCGGATCTCGCGACGAAGACTATCATCGAGTTCATTGGGAACAACGCCGCGAAGGGAATTCCTGTTACAGCACGCAAGATTGCCGAGGCTGTTGAGAGGTGGAAGAACAATTATTTCGTTACTAATTATTTCAAACAGTAATTATGGCAGAGAACAAATGCACGGGTGATTGTACCAAATGCCCGTTCCCGCAGCAGGTTTACTGCGCGGCACAGAGAACATACGCGATCCTCAACAATCAGGAATCCATTGTCGCAAGGCTGGATGCTCTGAGTGCAAGGCTTTCGATGTTCGACAGTATGGAAAGTATCAATCCAATAATGAAAGATACTGCACAGGAAGGCGCCGGTGCAGAGAATAGGGCGCCGGAACACCAGATAATAACTTAATGACTTTCAATTATGGCTTGTAATAATAACGGGCAGACGTATGTAAACACTTGCATCGCTGCCCCCGGCGCAACCGCCACTGATGCGACCTACGTGGTCGACCTCACTCATTACACTTGCTGCAACAGGAAGATATGCACCAACGGGGCTTATCCCGTCACGGGCAATCTCTCCTATCGTGCTCTCACCGCTCCGGCATCTGTTGGGAATGACACTTACGTTCTCGATATCCTTATCACCGGGACTTGTACGTATATGCCATACCGTTATGGGAATAACGCCAATGGGTGCGGCTGCAACTGCCCCGTGACGGAGAATATCTATGCAACTGTCAGCGTGCCGGTTTCTTCGGCTACCGCTCCGACTATCACTGCCGGTGACGTCCTCGCGAGCCCTACGGCTCTCCGCGACTGCTGCTCGCTGACTAACGCCTGCTCGCTGGTAGGATCGTTCAATCTCGCCACGGCGTAACGATATGATTAAGGATGCCGCACTGATAACGATAAGCTGTGTTTTGTTTGTGAATATGGGCTTGTCCGAAGCGATACAGAAGACTCTATATGTTCGTTCAAAAATCCTGTCTTGCCCCAAGTGCTGTACTTTCTGGACTTGTCTGACGACGTTACTCTTGTGTAGATTTGATCCTTTAGAATCAGTCGCGGCATCCTTTATCTGTTCTTATGTTGCGTTATGGATGACTCTTGTCTATGATGCATTAACAGTTTTATATAACAATATATATGAATTATTCACAGAAACTGGCGCCGATAAGGATAGTCCCGAAGCCAAAACCGAGACCGGTGATTCCGATGCGGTGTCCTAAATGCAAATGAGTTATGACACTATATGAACTAACAAAGAAATACGGCGAGGGAAAAGGCGAGGACATGATGTGGAAAACACTCTCTGCCGTCTCGGACTCCATAGAGGATTCTATGGACGAGAGGAACAAGAATCTCCTTCTTCGTCATCTGTACGGAATAATGTCCGGTGGTCACTACAACGAGGAATACGCCCTGTGCGATGTATCCAAGATGTATTACACCGACGACAATGGTAATAAGAAATACGCTCCGTACTGGACGAAGGAAGAAGTGAAGGACGTGTATGATTCTGTCCGCAGGGATATCCCGTCAGAGTATAACTTTTGGGATTTCTATGTCGTCCTCAATATGATTAAGAGCGACAATTGCCCCCTGTTGAGGAAATGGTTCCCCAGTGCGACCAATGAGGAGCTTAACAAGAAACTGGTCGAGTTGTCAGTCAACTGGCTGAAAGATGATGACAACCCGTATGGGGCAGAGAAAGCCTGGGGATATATCAATAAATAACTTTGTTATGATGCATTTCGTATTCAGGGTGAGAGACTGGTCGATAGACTTTCTTCTTGCATTTGACGGTAATGATATCGAAGGCATTTTGTCTTGCCTGTATGATATAGATGCGCCGTATGACGTAATGATGGACTGGAAGAAAACGCTCGAGTCGGATATACTAAACAAAGGGCTTTCTTATTCCAACAAAGAACTGAAACGTTCAGTGGTTGTTATTCCTCCGATAAGCTCCGGGAAAGAATTCATCGATTCGTTTATCGACGATATATGCGAAGTCTCGTCCGCGATAACTGGAATGGATTGAAAAGCCCAGTTTGCAGTCGAAAATATAAACGTCGTCTTTAATCGAGATAAACGTTTAGGTAAAAATAAACAAATCGTTTAGTGACCGGATAACGCTGCGTTTAGCCCGGTAATTCGTCGTGTCCTATTGGGTACTTTTGCACGAAAACCAATATGGAGAAAATATATGGAAGACATGAATTTAGGATTTGACATCAGCGGAATTCTCTCTGAGGATGAAGCTGAAAAGCTCTTTGAAGAAACTCCACCGGCACCGCCGGAAACGGAGACTGAAGAAAAAGAACCGGAAAATGAACCACCCGCCGAGGAGCCTGAAAAGACTCCGGAGGAAGTAGGCGAGGAAGAAAACGAGAAAGGCGAAGATACCGTCCCCTCTGACGGCGATGGTTCTTCTCCAAACGTCTATTCTTCCATAGCCAGCGCTCTGAAGAATGACGGTATCTTCCCCGATTTCGAAGACTCGGAACTCGAGTCGGTACAGACCCCGGAAGACTTTGCTGAACTCTTTGAGAAGGCGATCAGCTCGCGTCTCGATGCGGTTCACAAGAGAATCAATGACGCCATGAACAACGGGATGTCCCCGGATCGCGTTAGGTCATACGAGCAGACGCTCGGATATCTCAACCAGATCAATGACGAGGCCATCTCTGCGGAAGGCGAAGAAGGAGATAACCTGCGCAGGCAGCTCCTTTATAATGATCTTGTGAATCGCGGATACACGCAGGAGAAAGCCCAGAAAGAGATTGAGAAGTCATTCCGAGCCGGTACGGACGTGGAAGATGCGAAGGATGCGCTGGAGGCTCTGACGAAGTTCTACGAGGAAGGCTATCAGAAAGAACAGGATGCTGCGAAGAAACAGGCGGAAACGATCCGCGAGAATCAGAAGAAGCAGGCCCGTGATTTCAAGAAGCTCGTCCTCGAAGATGAACTGAAGCTCGGAGACACGAAACTCGACAAGCGCACCTGCCAGCGGATCTATGACGCTGTTGCAACCCCGGTGCATAAAGACCCTGATTCGGGTCAGCTGCTCACCGAGGTTCAGAAGTATCAGAAAGAACATCCGCTTGAGTTCCTGAAACAACTGGGAATGTGGTTCGTCCTGACAGACGGCGGAAAGAACATTGACGGGTTCACGAAAGACAAAGTGAAGTCTGAAAAGAACAAAAGCATCCGCGAACTCGCGTCGAAGATCAATACCACGTCCATCAGGGAAACCGGTTCGCTTCATCGCTCCGGATGGAACGGAGAAGACAAGAACGATATACTGCTTTCCGACGACTGGCAAGTCGGGAGCATGTAATAAAAGGTATTCGATGAATGCTCATGTTTAACTAAAAACGTATAACGATTATGCCTGGAGTAATTAGCAATTCTCAAATGGTTGGCGTTACTGCGTGGCGTGGAACGGTTACCAAAGATAACCATATCTACAACCTGTTCCGTGCGAATCCGCAGAAGGCCAGCGAAGTCATGACCGTCCTGTTGAGCAGCATGCATCTTCCGACGCTGGACACCTATCTCTCGAAAGAGGTTCCTGTCCGCGAGTATGAGGATGACAGCGAGCTCTTCTGGGATGTCGTTACCTCTTCCCGGCGCAATGTTCCCCTCGTGGAATGCCGTCGCGCCAATGGCACTGCCGTAGAAGCCTCCAACGAAGGAAACGTTGGTGTCGGCTACGAGCCTTTCTATCTCGTTTTCCCTACCGACTGGTTCGCTATCGGCGAAGTCATCTGGGGTAGCCTGAACGAGACTTATCCTATCATCATCAAGGAAGCCGGTCGTGCCGAGGGTACGAACACCGTGTACCTCGTGGAGCCTTTCGGCGCTGCACTCGCCGACGGTATCCCCGCAGGTCGCCTTCTCCCGGGTGAGAAGTTCAGCTGGGGCTACGCTCCCGTTGAGGACAACTTCTCCCGCAAGGTCGGTGACATCCGTTTCAGCTCTCCTATCACCATGCGTGCCGACTGGCAGCGTGTGCGTATCCAGCACAAGATCGGTGGCAAGGAGATCGGTAAACGTCTCGCCGCGAACATCCCTGTCACGATGGAGAAGAACGGAAAGATGGTCACCCAGATCGCTACCCGGTGGATGATGAACGTCACCTGGAAGCTCGAAGAGACCTGGGAGGAGTACAAGAACAACGCCCTTGATCGTGGTGTTTCCACCCGTCTCGAGAACGGTGAGTATTCCAACTTCGGTCTGAGCGGTCTTGCGAACCGTCAGGGTTCCGGATTCCGCGAGCAGCTCGCCGCCGGCAACCAGATCTTCTACACGAAGTTCACGATGGGTCTCCTCGAAGACGCTCTCTATGGCGTGTCCGCCGGAAAGATCGACTTCAAGAAACGTAAGTTCGTTGTCCGCACCGGTGAGAAGGGCGCTGCCCTCATCAGCAAGGCTGCGAAGGCTGAACTGAGCGGATGGCTCCCGCTGTATGGTGGCACGAGCAACATGCCGTACATCACCAAAGGCCCCGCCTCCGAGTTCGCCGGCAACGCAAGCGCTACCGTTACCAATCCTCAGATCACCCACTGGGTCACCTCCAACGGTCTCGATGTCACCATCATGGTCGATTCTTCCCGTGACGATGCCCAGACGAACAAGATCATGCACCCGCTTGGCGGTACTGCCGAGTCCTACCGCATGGATATCTTCTATGCCGCAGACGAGGAGCAGCCGAACGTGCAGAAGTGCGTCGTGAAGGGTCAGCCTGAGCTCCGTGGTTATCAGTGGGGCCCGTTCGCCAACCCGTTCACTGGTGATTTCAACAACATGTCCGCTTCGTTCGATGAGGACGCCGCCGTCGCCCACTACAAGGCTACCCTCGGTGTCGTCATCTACGATCCGACCCGTTGTATTTCCCTTATCCCTGCCATCCTTCAGGGCTAGTCTGATTAACGAATGGAGAAGTTAAATATGGAAAAGACAAAACAAGATAAGAAGATGAGCGAAGTCAAGACCAATCCGCTGACGAACGAGAGAATTTTCGTGAGGTTCATTCCCCGCGAGAAAGGTTACGTCGGTTCCAATAAAGCCCACGTCCTCTACGGAGGGAAGGCTGACGGGACATCGACGACCCTCTGCGTCCCGATGCTTCGCTCGACGGGCAACTACAAGAATATCCTGACCGACAACGAGAAGGAGTTCCTTGAGAACGCGCTTGGTCTTGACGGAAACGCTCTGTCCGTATATAGGAAAGAGAACAACTACTGGGACAACTTCCGGGTAACCGTCCCGAAAGAGGGAATGTATCTCGACATGTCCAATCCCGAGGACTATATCAGATATAAGGTACTCATCGCCAACACGGATATCATTGCACCTTCCGTTCAGGAAAGGATCAACCGTCCGAAGGCGACGTATCAGTTTGAGATTGTCCGCGAGAAGGAAGAGTCCAGCGTGGAGAACGCCAAGATGGATGCTACTATGGCTTCCTACGAGGAGTTCCGCAAGCTGGGCAAAGACCTCGACACTATGCGTGTCCTCGTCGAGATCCTCGATGCGAGACCCTATGCGCAGAACTCGAAGTATGACTTCCTACGTTCCCGCATCAACTCTCTCATTCAGGCGAACCCGAATGTTTTCCTCAGCGCCATCACCGATCCGCTCCTTCACACGAAGGTACTCATCCGGCGTGGCGTCGAGCTCGGCAAACTCTCGAAGAGGGGAGACTACTATTATCTCGCAGGCGACGGTACGCCGCTCAGCGACGGTGGTGAGAATCCTACTTTGAGTATCGCCGCAGAGTATCTCAATCTTCCCGCGCATCAGGACATCAAGTTCATCCTCGAAAGTGAAGTAGAAAAGAACAAGGCATAAGATGAAGACAAGAGAAGAATGGTCGCTTGCTTTCGACCAGTTATACAACAACATAACCAGCGATAAGGCTCCGGGTCTGAACGAGTACGAGAAAAGTCAGTTCCTCACCCGGGCCCAGCTCGCCGTTGTGCTTGCTCTGTATAACGGGACGCTTGGAGCGGCATTCGAATCGACGGAAGCTATCACGAACTATCTTGCCTCTCTCGTAAAGCAGGCGGATTGCGTGAAAGTGACATCCGGGGCATTCCTGAAGAAACTCTGGGACACTTCGGAAGTCTATGCGCTTCCAGAAGACCTCCTCTTCATCACGTCAGAGTTCTGCAAGGTGACGGAAGGATCGTGTGCGAACATGAACGCCGTCGTCGTGCCTGTCACACAGGACGAGTTCTGGAGAACGGTGCGCAACCCCTTCAAGGGGCCCAACGGAAACCGCGTGCTGCGCCTCCTCTATTCCAGCATTCCGCAACCCGGGAGCGGGAGTGGAGGAAGCGCCGAACCGGTGTTCTCCGTTGTGAAGTATGCGGAAATCGTTCCGAAGACAAAAAACTCCGTGTCAGGTTATTTCGTAAGGTACATCTCTCGCCCTAAACCGATCATCCTCGAAGACCTCTCCGAGAGTGATTTGAGTATTGAGGGATATACCGCACCGATGACCTGTCTGCTGGATGAAGCGCTTCATAAGACTATCTTGTCCGAGGCTGTGAGAATGGCCAAGGAAGCTTGGACTGCATAAAGTAATTTTTAAAAACGAAATATCATGCGAAATTTCAACACCAACCAAACTCGTTTCCTCTATGTTGCGTCGCAGATCAATGCAAACGTTGCCAAGGATAGAAATGCTGCGGATTCCGCCGCCGCTTCTAAACTTGATATCAATCTTGGTCAGACCATCACTGGGGAACTGTTCTTCTCTTACAAGAACGCTGACGGTCTCATCACTCGCTCGGACAGTATCGATCCCAAGAAGATCAAGAGCCTGAAGAAGACCGCTGCTGCTGATCTTGCCACGAAGCTGCTGTCGCATACCATCGCGATTAAGACCGCGAACTATGCTGACCTTGCTGCCCTGAAGGGTAAGACTATCAAACTTACCGTTACTGTTCACCAGGTATTTGACTTCGATGACAGCAACGTCCTCGTGTTCCCCGTGGTTTACACCGTTCCCTCCACCGAGTCGAGCCTGACCACGATGTATCAGGCTATCGACGCTCTGCTCGACGATACCGGTGTCGCGAAGTTTGGCACCATCTCTTCCAGCAGTTCCGGCGTCGTCATCACCGAGAAGCAGCAGAAATACGTCCGCGGCAAGCTCTCCGGCGAGCCCGTGAAATTCTCTGTCGCTTTTGATGTCGCCGGTGACAACGAGCCCGAATGGGGTACCGACACTGTCGCTGTAAGCGGCTCCACTATCGGAGACGGATACGTCCTTGCCGACCTCGAGGACTTCTGCAACGGCGAGAAGGGCGACTACTATCGTGGATTCGCCTATCCTTGCGATTACAATCCCGAAAAAGCCATCAACCCGGCTTCCACCTATGATGTGCTCTCTATTGAGTATTTCTGGGCTGGGAATGTGGAGAATGTCCAGAAGTCTCCCCGGCTCATTCAGGTCGCCGGTTCGCAGGCAATCGTGAACACCCTCTACAGCTCTGTCAAGAGCGCGATGGATGGCGAGACCGGTTCCGGTAGCGGCGCCTAGTCGTAAGACAAACCAATAAAGAGGACGGGGACAGGCCAAAACCCCGCCCTCTTTTTCATTATGGAGAAGAACGTCTGTATAGTACATTTCAACACCCCTGAGCTGACGAAGGCCGCGGTGTTGAGCGTTTGGAAGAATACGCCCGACTGCAAGATAACGATATTCGACAACTCCACCCAGAGACCTTTCGAGCCGATGGATGGGGTGAGGATTATTGACAATACAAAGAAACAGGTATTCGATTTCGATGAATACGTCAAGGCTTTCCCGAACAGGGTCGATGAGATTCACGGGCACGCGAGTGCGAACCATATGTATTCCATCCAGACGCTCTGGGATTACTTCCCGGAAGGGTTTCTACTGATGGATTCGGATATCCTGATAAAGAAGGACATCTCAAACTTCTTTGACAACAGATATCCCGCCTGCGGGACAGCCGCCGTACAGGTAAACTGCCGATGCAGCAGGACAAGACTCGTCCCGTTTCTCTGTTACATAAACGTCTCGATGTGCCGCGAGTACGGCATAAAGTATTTCGATCCGGAGAAATGCTGGACGCTGACTCCCGTCAGTGTGAATGGGATTGACAGCTGGTGGGACACCGGTGCATCATTCCTTGATGAGCTGAACAGGGCAGGACTTGCGTTCAAGTTCATCAATATCTGGAAATATATCTGCCACTTCGGGGCGGGAAGTCACGGGGGCTTCGGAAGGTCTGCGAAGAAGTGGCTTGAGATTCATAAAAAACTGTATCTATGAATATCGGAGATAAATATCTTGTTGTCATTCCTTTCTTTTCCGGCGGGGCCCAGGGAAGGGAGATAGTCTATGCCGTTGAGGGCTGGAGGAAACATTTCAAGGAACCGTATCATATCGCTATCGTCGGGGATAAGCCGGAGGGCGTAAGGGATGGAGATGACATCTCGTTCGTTCCGTGCGAGAGAGTCGGAGAGGTGAAAAGCGGAATCTATCGTCCTCATATTGACATCATCAATAAGTTTCTCAAGGCCCACGAGGTCTTCCCGGATACGAAAGGATTCATCTATGTTGCCGACGATGTGTACGCCGTGAACAACTTCGATATCCACGACATAATGACGATAAAGCAGAACGGGGATGACCTTATTATCCTTCCGGATCTCAATGAGGGCTGGAACAGCGAGAAGGGGAGAACCCGTGACATCTTGTCACGCAATGGATATCCTACGAAGAACTTCACTACGCATCTCCCTGTGTGGTTCGACTGGGACAAACTCCTCGCGATGATAGAACGCTTCGATATGACTCATCAGAGTTACATCATCGAGACGATGTACTTCAATATCTATTATCCGGATCGAGTCCCAATGCAGTTGAATATTTACTACGACAACCTGAAATGCGGGGTCTATCGTCCCAATCCGAGGATGTATATCATCCGTGAGGCATTCGAGAAGAAGATATGGATTCAGAACTCTATTCAGGGATGGATCCCGGAACTCGACGCGATGCTCTCAAAATACTACAATATATGATTGCAAAACGTTTTGTTTTGTATCAATAAACGAAGAGGTAACGACTTACGTGCGTGCCTCTTTTCTTTTTACTTTTGAGCAAAATATGATGTGATATGATTACTTTCAACAATTTACGGTTCACGAACGACCTGCAATCTCTTTTGATTGACGTTCAGGCGGACTCCGAGCTGCCAGAAGATGTGTCGGACGTGTTGATAACCAAGATATACCTGGAGTATTACAAGAACAGGACTGCGACCTTGACTCCTTCCGACAAGAAGGTTCAGGTATGGCCCGCGGGAGGCTCCGGATCTTTGGCTCACGTGGATATCTCCGTCCCTGTTACCATTCTTGAAGACGAGAATATCGGGACGGAGGAGTTCCGCAACGGGCTATTCTACGTGTATGTTCTTTTCGACTACACTGAGGGTACGACGACGTATCACGACGGGAAGGCTATCGGTGCTGTCCTTGACTGGAACGCCGTTTACCAGAAAGGGATGTCGTCGGTTGCGAAGCTCGTGAAGAAATGCGAGGCGAACTCCTGCGAGCCGCCGGTGTTCTTCGAGCAGTTCGTCATAGCGTGGCACGCTTTCATCCTCTCGATGAACGCAAAGGACTTTGATATGGTTGACAGGCTCTGGGGGCGTCTTCTGAGTGTATCATCCGGGATGGTTGTCTCCGGTTCACCTTGTAATTGCGGATAATTATGTTACTTGCAGTAGAAAAAGACAAGGCAAAGGAATTGCTTGACAGGTATTACTCCCTGCTCGGTGCGACTGGATACGTGAAGCACAATATGGTGCTTCGCTATCTGTCGTGGCTTTTCCTTGTGGACTTTGTTGAGTTGGTGTACGGTCTTCTCTATGAGAAAGACTACACCCTCATCAACGACGCCCTGATTTGTATTACCAACGGTGACTGCTGCCTGCTTCCTTACATCTATACTCCTCAGCATATCAAGTGGGGTCAGCCTATCTATATGGGTGAGTTCCACGCGAGGATGACCGAGGACGAGCTGTTGAGGATTCAGGAGAACCTTTACCACAGAATGTATTAGGATATGGCTACGTTTGGCGAAATTATCTTTATGGTGCTGGACAACCTCAAGGAACATTCAGACGATGCATACTACACCGAGGAGCACGTCCTGTTTCTTTCGAAGAAGATGCGTGCCCTGCTTCTCGAGCGAAAGTACAAGGGGAGCAGGAATGGCGTCTTCAACGAGATGTCCGAGGAAAACCGCCAGCAGATTTGCTTGCAGGTCTCACCGACGACCCTTCTCCCCGAAGGATGCGGAGGTGTGTGGCTCGTGTCCTCTGCGGTTATCCCCGAGTTTGCTCCGGGGAATAACCCTGTCGCCTGTACGGGACACGACCTTCTCTTTACGAATGTATGTGTCGTCCCTGCCGAGAGGATGAAATACGTCGGGTATAACAAGTGGCTTAAGAACATCATCTATGCTGCGAGAAGCATCGACGGACATCTCTACCTGAGAAGCAACAACCCGCAGTTCCAGTTCTTGAGCCAGGTCGGAGTGACAGGGGTGTTCTCAGATCCGGAGGCTGCGGCGAAACTCTCACACGAGGCTTGTATGAACGGAGGGGTGTGTGACATCATGTCGCAGACGTTCCCTCTGGAGGCCGCTCTTATCCCGCAGCTCATCGAACTGGTTACGCAGGAGCTTATCGGATCACGATATGCCCCGGAGGATAAGAAGAACGATGCGAAAGACGGACTGGATGAAGCGGCGGTTACCCCGTCAAGGTCATCCAAGCCTGCGGAGAACACGACATACAAGCGGCGCGAGCCGGAAGATGAAGAGTAATGAGGCTCGCGTTCAACGGCAAGGCGCACTATACGGACTTCGAGAGGGGATATGAACTGTATGTGAAGCGGGCGAAGAAGGACGGATGGTTTGATAAGAAGACATACAACCGGGTCATCAGGCTCTATTGCAAGCGGTTGGCTGAAAGACTCTTGGAAGATGGATTCGTGGACTTGCCGATGGGACTCGGAATGATAGCGGCGGCAGAGATAATGAGAAAGCCACAGTATAGAGGAAATACATTCGTGGGGTACGGGAAGATGGACTGGAAGAAAGGATGTAGGGACGGGAAGCTGAAAACCTTCGGGATGGTTTATCTCCCGAGACGTGGAGGAAGGAAAGAGAACCTGAGATGCTACGGATACGTTGCGAACAGGGAACTCTTCAAGAGGATGAAAAACAAATATGAATCTCCGGGATGCACGTGGGGATTGATGGAATTTAATGATGAAATGATTTAGTATGATACAGACTACCAACATACGAAGGATTCTTGACAGGGTGAAGCGTCATCCAATGATGAAGGATATCCCGTTCGAGACTGTCGTGGAGCATACGGTTGATTTTATTCAGCTGATGGGCACTCCCGCCCTGTATGACGAGAAGACCGCCATCATCAGGATCGACAACTGGAGGGGGCAGCTCCCGTGTGACTTCGAACACATGGAACAGGTGAGGATCGCGCAGCATCAGCACCGCAAGGCATTCCTCGTCGACGGCGATCAGATTGTCAGTTTCGAAAGGCCCATCATCCCCGGCGCGACGTACCGCTATTCGGGGCATTCATTCCATATGTCTCCGGACAAGATGCCTGCCGACAGCGGGGAGCTAACATACAAGATTCAGGGTATGGTCATCTTCACGTCAACAAAAGATATCGACGTCGAGATTGCTTATCGGGCCTTTGCTACAGATGAGGAAGGATATCCTCTTCTCCCGGACAACGCGAGTTTCCTTCGCGGCCTCGAGACGTACATCAAGCTCAAATGGTTCACCCCCATCTATGAGATGGGGAAAGTGTCCGAGAACGTGATGCAGAGTATCAAGCAGGAATATGCGTGGGCAGCGGGCGATGCACAGAGTGAGTTCTCCCGTCTCTCGTTGGATGAAGCCGAGACACTTTTCAACTCGTTCAAGACGATGCTCCCGAGGAACAACGAACACTGGAAAGGGTTCTTCACCAACGGGGCCAAGGAGGTCTGGAAAACACATTAGGATATGAAGCAAAAGTCATTCATATTACAGAACAAAGGAATGAACCGTGACCTGTCTGTCTCCAAGGCGGGGCAGTCTTCGGCGTATGAGAACCGCAACATCCGCATCGAGGCCCGAGACGGAGATACGCTTCTATCCGTCACTAATGAGAGAGGGAATAAGCAGATTCCTCTTTCCTCTTATGGGATACGTGGAGAGCTTGTCGGGTGGAATGTCCTGAATAATCATATCATCCTTTTCACGTATGAGGTAGTAGAAAGTCAGACCGTAAACAGAATCTATCGGGTTGATTATGTGAACAACCAATTCGTTGTTGTTTGCGGAACTTATCCGAGTACGGATAGCTATGATTACTTTTTGGATCAGCCACTTTTCATCGGTGATCTCGGGATAGATGACGAACATCCCATTGAATCCGTCGTATACTTTGAGTCCGAGGATATTCAGAAGATTTACTGGGTAGATGGGAAGAACGTTCTGCGGTTCATGAATTTCACGGGGAAAATCCGCCATGAGACTCGCACCGTACAGGGGATGGAGATTGACTATTATCTCCTTCCCTGGGAGAGACTTGTTGAACGTTATGGCTTATATGAAAGGGAATGCGATACAACGTATTTCGACTCGAACCGTGCAATGAATTTCGGGGTATCTGTCGATATATCAAAGGATGACTCCGGAAGCACGAGGGCGAACGGCATTACCCAGTATATCCTGACTTACTACAACAAACACGGTCAGGAGACGGGGTATGCTTATATGAGCGACATCGTTTATCTTTCTCCGAACAATCGTGGCGGAGCGGCTGACGAGACGAATACAAACAGGGTTGTCTTGAAGATAAGCAACCTCGACACATCGTTCGACCACTTCAAGGTCTACTCTATCTTCCGCAGTTCTCTCGATGGAGAGGTCGTGGCGAACCTTGTCGCCGACAGGACAACGAGCGCTGGGACAGTTACCGTTATGGATGACGGGGCGCACTTGACATCCGTTGATGCGCAAGCTATTCTTTATCTCGGAAGCCAGCCGGTTATTGCCGGGACTATGACGCACAAGGATCAGACACTCTTCCTCGGTGACTTGAAGTCTATCGGGAGACGGGATTATGACGAGCTTGAAGCGGTTATCCGTCAGTATTGTTTTGTCAACGGAGCTAAGTTTGAGGACGGAGTGACGTGGGAAAGTGATTGTGTTGCGTTTGATTACTCGACAAGCGACACGTTAAGCACTAAACCTAAAGACATTCCGTATGCTGTCAAGACTGACCAGTATTCGTATAGTAGTCAGTTGAAGCTGACGTCTTCGGATATTCTCTCTTTCAAGGGCGGCGAGAAATATCGTTTCGCCTTGAAGTTCCAACTGAAAGACGGAACTGAGACTGATGCATTCTGGATTGGGGATGCGGAGAATGACAAGTATCCCGTCATTGACGAAACGAACAACGTCATCAAAAGGGTTATTGCTGTGTGTGAAATCCCGAGCCAGGTTATCACTTTTCTCAACAACAGCACTACCGGATACAAGTCTGTTCAGCTTCTCGTTGCTCAAGCTACATATGCAGACCGTTCCGTGAAGGCGCAAGGTATTCTCTGCCCGACGGTATTCAATACTTGGGAGCGTTATCAGAATCGTGTTTACTCGATGCCGTCTTGGATCTTCCGTCCGAGGGGAGCTGCGTTTGCCAATCTTCATTTCGAGCCTATTCATAATTCGACACGTTCATCCGGGGAGATTCAGTGCAACTACTGGAAGGAAGGGGAGAGACATCCGTATTATCAGTATGACCTGAATGCTGGTGGTGGGATTGAAGGATATCATGATACGTTTGATGGCAAGGCCGTATCATACCAGCATATTATGCTTGTTTATGGTTTTGTCAGCGAAATCATGGCGCAGGGAGTGTATATAATTACAGCGACACTTATCTGCTCAAAAGATTCGACAAAGATTGCTGCGGCGGAAGCGGCGATATCCGCATATGAGTTTGATAATATCTTCACGCCGACAAACAAGAAGGGCATCCCGGACGCTAATATTCTTGAGATTCCCTTCACAAATGATGATGGATGGATCAAGTATAATAACAATCTTGAAGGATGGTATTTTAAGATTCTCGTTGATTCCAATGATCCGACAGTCGAACTTGTAAGGCTTGATGGTAGGTTTTATTCGATTCAAGAGATTGTGGCGTCTGGAACAAGTTTCAATCTGTCTGGCGATGCCGAGATATGGGAGTTCTGGCGAAAGCAACTTGAAGAAAATCTTGATATTCCGCGAGAGTTCATTATCACATACGACAAGTATGTCCGATATATGAATATGGCCCGTGCGAATCACTTCTCAGGGCGCTGGTATGTCAATGACAATATAACTTCTTCCGAAGGATCATCTGCTCCAACATCTCTTGATGACGTCTTGAATTATAATGATTCAGATGTTATGGCGGCACGATGGAAAGACACGTCTGAATATGCCATTGCTGATATCTATGGGAATAGAACTCCGGCTTACTACAAGAAACATCTGAGTTTTATCGATGAGAATGTCGTTACGCTTTCTTCTCCTGAACTCTCATATGAGCAAGTGTCATTCTCTGGCGGTGATGTAAAGCTTCGTATTGTCGGGGCTGCTCCCATTCATAGCCTTATTACTGATTATACTATTGATGCAACGGTCGCCTCTACTCATGGTGCAAATCCCGACGAGGTGGCATTCAATGGCTCTGTGAATTCCAGCGATAAAGGCGTAGATGGATTGACATCATGGCCTTTATGGAGGGAAACTTCTCTTGGCAAGAAGGACGATGCAGAGTATCAGAATGTTGATATAGAAGATCTATCATACGATGCTTATAATCCCGGTGGTGGATTGATTCACTATTGGATGTATCTGTGGCAGAGACACGGGAATATCCCTGCATATAAGAGAGTTGGAACTGGAATTACGGATGATTATCTCGAATACTCTAACCTGAACAGGAAGGTATTCGCCAATCTTCGTTTTGCGAACACGTCAATATATTTCAATTCGCCGGAAGAATACGATCTTGAAGACAGTCGGACTGTTCCTATCTATTCTGGGAACATGTTCGCGGTAGAGACTGTAGAGGATATCTATAAGAACTATGCCGGCAGTGACGTGGATTATATCCTGACTCTTCCCGGAGAGCATAAGTATCCTTTGGTATTCAGCGATTCTCTTCCGTCTACCACAGCATCAGAGACCGCATCCGGACAGATGTATCTTTTCTCTTCCGAGCCGATTGACGTTCTCTATCGAGAGGATACGCACGCTGTCTTGTGTCTTCCGACAACAGAAACGAGTAGCCAGATAACGCAGACTATTCTTCCGTATCTGTTTGACTCGGAGAAATCTCCGCATGATGACACCATTGCGGATACTGATATCAGCGATGCGATTCTTCCCTGGAGTTATGGGCCCGAAGGAGAACCGCAAGAGATTATTGCTCTTCTTTATGATAGGCTTTATCCATCTTATCCTCCTCGTGAAGATTATGTGATTCCTATTACGAGTATTACTATTGACGCCGAAACTCAGGCCGTGTATGCTGAATGCTCTGAGGGGACGGGTAATTGGAGGAACAAACTCTATGACGCGATAGGGATGATGAGGGACATCGAAACTACACGTGATAATTGCATTGTTGTTGAAACTATTGATGACACCGATACTGTTTATCTTGTTAAAGTTACCGCGACTGATATTGACTCAAACATTCTTTATATATATGGCTTCTTAAAAGGAGAAGCTGGCGCGACCGGCGTAAAAACTGTTCGAGCGAATATCTATAAAGACGACCTTGATGATCTTCTTCAGTTGCGATTACTGAACTATGGCCTCAATGAAGTTGATATTTATGACCTTCAAGAATTCTGGCCTGTTGATGACTACAAGGTATATCGCGTATCTCAAGAGCACCTGACTCCAACAAAGAACAATACAGCCGCTACAGATCTTGCATCTACCGACAAGTATTTCCTTCTTGGAGAGGCATATATCGACTATGGCGAAGGCTCACTTGATACCCGTTATGGGGGGATTTCCCTCAATGCCGTAAAGAATAATCGCTTCATTGCCGCCGGGCCTTCTTATCCTATTGGAGCATCCGGGGCACAGACGATCTACGGCAATCAGGGTGACACGTATATCCAGCGTTGGGATAGCTTGAAGACACTTCCGTATTCGAATGATTCCGTCAACAACGTGATTGACATCGCTTCTGTGATGCTCGAGACCCACGTCAATCTCGACGGAAGAACAGACAATCAGCGCGGGATACTTCAGCTTGCATCCGTTGATACGACGAAGTTCAATAGTCTTAATCCAGTCTATTCGCAGACGAATGACTTCTCCGTCCGTCGCGATCTGGATGAGGACTTCAATATGGATTCCTATCGCTCGTCTCTTACCTGGACTCTCTCGAAAGCAGACATGGCTGATGTTGACGAATGGACTCATATCACTCTCGGCTCAAGCCTCAAACTCGACGGAGACAAAGGTATCTGTCGGGCATTGAGGAGATTCAAGAACAGCATTATCGCGTTCCAAGATAAGGGCGTGTCGGAGGTTCTGTTCAATTCCCGCACTCAGATTACCTCGCAGGATGGCGTCCCTATTGAGATCGGAAACTCCGGCAGGGTTGATGGTAAGCGTTACCTGACGAACAAGCACGGCTGTATCAACAAATGGTCTATCGCCGAGGGTAAAGAATCGTTGTACTTCGTTGATGACATCAACAAGGAATTCTGCAACGCCGGATTCAACAGGAACGGCTCTCTCGCTGTGGAGTCTATCTCAACGAGGCTTGGGTTCGCGACTTGGTTTAAGAAGAAGAATTCGCTCGCTACGTGGACGCCGAAAGACTTCAAGAACTTCGTGGCATTCTACGACAGGGCGAACACGGATGTCTATCTTGTATCGAAGAAAGGACAGAACGACACGGAAGCTCCGACGCTGGTATTCAACGAGACGCTTGGGGTGTTCACGAGTTTCTTCGACTACGATGCCGTGCCGATGATGACGAATGTCGAGAACAGGTTTATCTCGTTCAAGCAGAATGATGCACATAAGCCTTTGTATCTTCAGAACGAAGGATTCTATGGTAACTTCTTCGGGACACATTATCCATTCTATGTCCAATATCGCGTCACTCCCGAGCCTTTCGGAGACAAGATCTGGACAAACGTGGAATACAGAGCAGATTTCTATAAGGTTCTTAACAATTCTGCCGCAGATCTGTTCAAGACAGAGGATGAATTCTTGAACAATCAGGAGGCTTATCAGAAAGATGAGACCTTCACCTACACGAAGTTCTGGAACGAATATCAGGAGACGATGGATGAGGCGAGCTATAATCTTGTTCCGAAGAAAGACTTCCGCATCTGGAGACTCGCGATCCCGAGAGCGAAGAAGACATCGACAAACAAGTATGGTCTCGACAGGATTCGTAATCCCTGGTTGAATCTTCTCTTTAAGAAGACTTATGGCAGCAACGAAGAGACGAAAGACCTTATGCAACTGCACGATATAATTGTAAAGTATTTTGAGTAGATATGGCTGAGATTTGGGGAAAAGAACAACGCAGAGAGTTCCGCCAGCAGAAACGAGAGATTCGTAAGGATATCAGAAAGAATAGAAGGGAATTACGAGAACTCGAAAGCGGCGAGAGTAACAATGAAGCTGATTCCGGATTTGGGAAGGCATCCGCTCTTCTCGAAGGCGCTACCAGTATTGCTGGAATTGCGAGCAACCTCGCCACGACGAATGATATGCCGCAGTATGACAATCAGATTGCGGAGGTCAATAGCATCGGCTCTGGAAATTACTATAACTTCAATGACCTCGCTGATGAGTACAATCGCCTCAACAACTCCTATCTGGATGTA